CTATTAATAGAAGTTTAGGTTCAGGAATATATAGTACTTTTGGTTCTACTTTTGAGTATGGTATTGCTAAATATTCTTCTGTAGGTATTGGTGTTAATACAATTTATGTACCTTTAGGTGGATCAGGGAAAGTAATTCAATTTGGAGTTGAATCAGAAATTAATGATAATCCAGTGTCTATTCAAAAAATAGATGTTTATTTACAAACAGGGAAAATGATATAATGGCAAACTATACCAAGGCAACTAACTTTTTAGCAAAGGATTCACTAGCTTCAGGAGATCCAGCTAAAATTATTAAAGGTTCTGAATTTGATGTAGAGTTTAATGCTTTACAAACAGCAGTCAATAGTAAAGCTAATACTATTTCTCCTGCTTTAACTGGTACTCCAACTGCTCCAACAGCTTCTGCAGGAACTAATACATCACAATTAGCTACTACAGAATTTGTAACAACTGCAATTACAAATGGTGGTGCTCCATCAGGCTTAATTGCTATGTGGTCAGGTTCTATTGCAACTATTCCTGCTGGTTGGTATCTATGTAATGGTGCAAATGGTACTCCTGATTTAAGAAATAAATTTATTGTAGGTGCTGGCTCTACTTATGCAGTTGCAGCTACTGGAGGTAGTGCAGATGCTATTGTGGTATCTCATACTCATACTGCTACAACAAGTTCAACCTCTCTTACAGGTGAGATTTCTAGCCAATATGCTAACGGTTCAAACTATGGTGGAACTACTGGTGTATTCTCACAAACTAATTACCAAGTAGATGGTGATGGTGGTGAAAGCCGTGCTGGTAGAACTATTTATTTTGATGGTACTCATAGTCATACAACAACTGTTAGCTCAACAGGTTCTAGCGGTACTAACGCTAATTTACCTCCATACTATGCTTTAGCATATATAATGAAAAGCTAATGATTAAAGTAGAATACGCTAATTTATTATATAGGATTTATGGAAGTCCTAAAGAGAATAAAAAGAAGTTTTTAGAAGAAGCATTAACTTGGGAATATTACCCAATTTATCGTAATAATGACACTGTAGCTTTAATACTTACTAAGGGGAATAGAATCCATTGTGGATGTCTTCCTGAATATAAAGGTAAGTGGTTTCCATTAAAGATGTATCAGCGTATCATGAAGAACTTAATTCTAAAGTATGGAAGAGTAGAAACATCTACTTATCCTGAATCAGAAGAGTTTGTTAAAAGGTTAGGATTTAAAGAAGTTAGTAGAACAAAAGATGTTATTAATTTTATAAAGACAGAGGTATAATATGAGTTTTGTTACAGATTTATTTGGTGGTGATGAACCTGATTATAGTCAGGCTGAGTTCAAGCCTTATAATATTAAAGGTCCAGCTGGTGGAATAACTTATGAAGGTAAAACTGGAACAGTTACTCTTGCCCCTGAATTACAAGATTTATGGACTAAATATTTAGCAGGTGCTAAAGGTGCTCTACCTTCCGAAGAACAAATGAGCTTTGCTGGGGATGTGTCTCAATTAGGTAAAGGTTTATTTGCTAGAGGTGCTGGTACAGACATTAATGCTAAGACTAGAGATTACTACAATCAAGTTATTGCTGGCATGGAGCCACAAAGAGCAGCTGAAGAGTCTAGACTTGCTGATACACTATTCTCACAAGGTCGTACAGGTGCTGGTGTTGGAGTTGCTGGTGGTGGTTATATTAACCCTGAGCAATATTCTTTATTTAAAGCAAGAGAAGAAGCTAATAGAAATATCTATTTAGGTGCTGAAGATAGAGCAAGAGCACAACAATTAGAAGACCTTAAAAATGCTTTAGGTTTCTATGGCACAGGTCAAGAACTTAGAACAACCCCTTATGCTACTTCAGCTAACATTCTTGGATATGGTACAGGTCTTCTTGGTATGGCTAATCCTTATCTAACTCCATCTATTCAATTAGGACAAGCTGGCTCTGAAGCTGGTGGTAGAATTGTTGGAGCACAACAACAAGGTTATGGACAAAATCTTGGTTTTTGGGGTAGTTTACTAGGGTAATTATTTAAAGGATTTATTATGGCTAATGTAGTTAAAAGTTTATTTGGTGACATCCTAGGACCATCTCCTGAAGAAATTCAGCAACAAATTTCTCTTCAAGACACAAGAGCTCCTCTTGGAAGAACACTTATTACTAGAGGTGTAAGAGAACTAGGATCACTATTTGGTATTGAAGATCCTGCTCTTGTGAGAGCTAAGAAAGTTAGACAAGCTCTTTCAGAGGCTCAAAGCCAATTAAAGCCTGAAGATTTACAAAATCCTGATGTCCTCTATCCAAAACTTATTGAGACTTTTAAAGCTTATGACTTACCTGAAGAAGCTCTTCAATTAGGTCAATATGCTATTGCTCAAAAGTCTGACTTAGAATTAACTAGGGCTAAGACTGATGTAGAGATTAAAAAGGCAATCACTGAGAAAGAAGGTAAGAAGTCTAACTTAGAAAAAGCTTTAGATAACCTATCTAATGCAGAGAAAGCTTTAAAAGAAGATCCTACTAATGAGTCATTAAAACTCCGTGTTAAAGCTTTTGGTGGGGAAGTAGATAAACTTTCTACAGAGAAACAATCTACAGATGCTCAGTATGCTGAAGCAAATGCTACATTGAATGATCCAAATGCTACAGCAGATCAAAAGAAAATTGCACAACAAACTATTGATAGACTTTACCCAATTAAAGCAACAGGAATGGGTCAATATCAAAAGAACCCTGAGACAGGTGTTTATGAGCCTATCCCAGGTACTCCTGCAGCTGAGAAAGCTATTGATAAAGAGAAGAAAGAAGTGATGAGAATTAACAATCAACTTGCTTCTGTAAATCTTGTAGATAAAACTATTGATAAAGCTATAAGTCAACTTTCTCCTAAGACAACAGGTCTTGTTGGTGTTGGTGCATCTAAGATTCCAGGTACAGATGCTTATACCCTTAAAACAACACTTAATACAGTTGTAGCTAACCTAGGCTTTGACAAATTACAAGCTATGCGAGATGCTTCGCCAACAGGTGGTGCACTTGGTCAAGTTGCTGTTAAGGAAATTGAGTTCTTACAACAAACTATTGCTTCTTTAGATCAAGGTTTAACTAAAGAGGAACTTGCTAAAAACTTAGCTGAAATTAAAGCAAGTTATGCTAGACTTCAAAATAGTCTTAAAGAGTCTTTATCTGAAAAAGCTCCAGCTCCTACAAAAGCACCTGCAACTACTCCAGCAAGTGCTACCCCAGCCCCAGCTGGTGGAAGTGTATTAGACATTATTAGAAGTTTTAAAACACCTAAAAAAGGGTAATCATGAATATTGATTGGTCTAAATTATCTCAAGAACAACTTGACATAGCTGAGAAAGTAGTATTAGAAGCTCAGAAGCAAGGTGTTGATGAAAACCTAGCATTAAGTATGGCTAACATTGAAAGTGGTTTTAAAGCCTCTGCCAAGTCACCTAAGGGTGCTATTGGTGTTATGCAACTTATGCCTAGCACTGCTAAAGATTTAAATGTTGACCCTAATAATGTGGATGAAAACATTAAAGGTGGCGTATCTTATATTAAACAAAACTTTGAGAAGTATAAAGATCCATACCTAACTGGTATTGCTTACAATGCAGGTCCTGGAGTTGCAGATAGATTCTTATCATCTAAAGATCCATCAATACTTCCTAGTGAGACTATTGACTATGTTACTAGACTAGGTGATTTATACACACCTGCAGTTAATGTAACTCCTACAGAAGCTACTCCTCAAACAGAACAACCTTCTTTAGAAGCTACACCAGGAACAGTTCAATCTGCTGTAGAGAATCCACAAAATTACTATGAGTTTAACCCACAAAATATTGGAGTTAGTTCTGCTATTAGTGCTGGATTAAGTTTAATTCCTGCTATTGGTGGTCCATACAGAGTTGGTAGAGTTGGTGTAGAATTAGGTAAGCGAGTTTTAGGTGGAGCAGCATCAGGTGCAGCATCTTCTCTTGCTGGTGAATACTACAAAGCTGGAAGACCTGAGAATTTTGAGAATGATGTGACAGCTATGGGTATTGAGTTAGCAGCTGGAGCAGCTCCTACAATTACTAGAGAACTCATTGGAAGACTTCCCACAGCGATTACTAACCTATTTCCAGGAGATACTCTTACTAGATATATTGGTAAACCATTAAAGAGTTTATTAGGTGGTGAAACTGAATCTGAGTTTGTTTTAAAAGAAGCTAAACTTGGTAAGACAGATGCTGGTTTTGCAAAGAGAGTAAAACCTGGTACTTCTACAGATGTATTTACTAGAGGTAATGAAGAAGCTCAAAGAAGATTCTTAGCACAAAATAATATTCCTTTTACACAAGCAGAGACAGCAGATAATGCTGTAAGAAACTTTGTTAAGACAAACATTGATGATCTATTTAAACAAGGCAAAGGTTTTGTTGATAGTCCTCAATATCAAAAATTACAAGCAGACTTAGCTCAAAGTATTAGAGATGGTCTTGTTGACCCACAAGAACTAAAAATTATTTCTAAAGTTATTGGTAGTCAAAAGTCTCCATTAAATGCTGATAAGTTTAAAACAACTTTACTTAACTTAGCTCAACAAAGTGAGACTACTGGTTATAAAGTATATAACTTAGATAAGACAGCTCAAAAGCTTCTTACAAATGCTATGGATGATTATTTTACATCAACTACTGGTAAGCCATTATATGGTATTCTTAAAAAGGTTGAGGAAGATAAATATGTAGCTCAAGCTAGAGATAGTTTACCAGTATTAATACAAAAAGGATTTAAGGGTGAAGATATAGATCAAGCTCTAACAAATCTTTCTAAGAGTAAAGCTGGTGTAGAAGATTTTAGAAAGTCTCTCAGTACTTACCTTAAAGTAATTCCTGAGAAAGATTTAGTAGCTGAGTTCAATAGACTTGAGCCAGTTATGCGTAAATCTAAAGTACTTCCTATGGAAGATTTAACTAAGATTAAGAGAAGTATTGCTGAATATAAATCTACTGGAGCTAAATTAGGAACTGTTGGAGCTGTTGTTCTAAAAGATTCTATATTAGGTTTATTAGGTGCAGAAGCGGCTAGAGTAATGCCTATGTAATAAAAAAGGGGCGTTAAGCCCCTTAATTATTTAGCCATCATATACAATCCTACATTTGCTAAAGCATATCCAAAGTAGCAAAGACTCATTCCACCGTTGCCTACATAAAATTGTTCAGCACTTATATACGCATAAATGAGTCCTGTAATGATAATTAGTATATGACTCATTTACTCACCTTCTTCATCCCATTCTATCATTACTCTAAGAATTGCAAGATCAAGAAGGAGTATCCACCCCTTCCCTTTCCTACCAATCTGTTTATAACTCATGTGTTCAAATCCTACATTAACTCCACTAATAAATTCTGATCCAAAATAATACATTAGTTTACCTCGCCTTTCATAAAATCATACAGCTTTTTAATTTCATCTACACTAGCATTTCCTTTTAACATATTTGCTCTATTGGATATAATTTGAATATTTCCTTTTACATACCCAAGATCAGGTATAATCTTATCAATAGATGGTGCATAGTTATGGTCATTTATTTTAAAAGGTACTTTAAATACAGGGCAGATATCAGGAATAATAATATCAGATATTTCTATCGTAAATGGAATACCCTTTACTTTAGCTCTAACTTTTGTTCTATGCCATATATTATACTCTCTACTTTTTTGTCTATAACTTTCTTTAGATATAGGCTTTCTGCAAGATTTACATACAGTATTAATACCCTCTTTACATCCTTTGTGTTTATGGTACTCAGAAAATAATTTCCAAGTACCACATTTAACACATTTTCTACTTCCATTATTAATGAGATTTACATTAGCCATTTATTACTCCTTATACACATATTATAACATATATGTGAGATAAAGTCAAGCTATTTATGTAAGTTCACAACTTGATCCACTACAAGCCAAGTTATCTTTAGCTTCTGTATGGTCGTCAGTTTCAATTACTTTCGTTAAGTCTATCTCTTGAAGATGTTTAAACATTTCATCGAAGATTTCTTTAGTACAGTCTTCAAATGGAGCTTGTTGATAAGTGCCTCCATTATAAGGTAGTACAGAGATACCAGTATAGTTATAACGATTCTCCCACATCCACTTACCACATTCTTCCCACTCATCATCTTTTAATGAAATGGTACAAGAAACATTGTGTTTATTATCACCTCTATCATGACCATAAGCTACCCACTCTAAGTTAAATTTCTTAACTCGTTCTAAGATTTCTTTATAGCTTTCAGTACGAAGGATAGAACCTTCAGGAGCTTTCTGAGGGAAACTCATAACAGCTTCTAAGTGTGGTTTCCATACACAGTCTTCAATTAAAGCAGGTACAGTTGAAGTCATATATCTGTATAATGGTTCATTCTTACCTACACGCATACGGCGAATATAGTAATCATTATGCCAAGCATGAATACCACTACTGCTACCAAGTACCAAAGAAGTAGTGCCAGCAGGCTTAACAGTAGTAATTCTTGCAGACTCATTGATGCCAATAATATTCGCAACTCGTTTATTTTCTTCTTTAGCCTCACCTGCAGCCTCCGCTAAGTTTAATTTAAGAACACCCCCTGAAGCAATACCTGTCATAGAAACACCAAGTAGTGCATCCTCTTCAGAAGTTTCTTTCCATACACTTCTTAGATAATGGAAGTCAGTGTAGCCAGCTTGTAATGTACCAATGAATGCTGCAGCCCTAACACGAGCATTAAGTGTGTCTTGAGTTGTTACATCTGATACATTAACTTCAACTAGATTACAATAGGAGTTAGGTCTTAAACTAATTTCAGCACATGGATTAGTACCTACATCATAGTTATTAGTCCAAAATACTCCAGGTTCTCCTGCACCTGATTGTTCTACTCGTTTCCAAATGGAAGACCACTCTTCTTCTGTAATCTCTTCACGATTTAAAGCTACTGAATTATTAGCTCTACCTCGTTGTGGATTAAGTTCCCACCAGTCACCACTCTTAGCTGACATCATGTCCATATCATCTTTATCGAATAAAGAGATTAGGGCAGCTCTACGAATACCACCTGAGAGTACTGCATCAGCAATATGACAGATCATATCATGTACTTCGATAGGTTCTAGCTTACGACCAACAGCATTGTTTAACACACTACGAAGCTTATCTAAACAGATGCGTAATGGGTCAGGACCAGGAGCCTTACCACCTGAAGTGATTAGTCTAGCACCTTTAGGTCTAATGTCTCTAAAGTCAAATACTGGATCAGATTTACCAAGTGTATAGGCTTTAATTAATACTTTAACAGCATCAGCCCAACCCTCAATAGAATCTCCTACCAAGAATCGTCGTTGTTTAGCGGATGGACCAACGATAGTAGGGAGTCTATCTGTATGTCTGCGTTGTACGCTAAAGCCCACACCACTTCCCCCAAGTAAGTTAAACATGGTCTCGCTGAAAACGGCAGGATGATCGACAGGGGAATAAGCACAATTGAACATACGATTATTACTGAGTTCAATAGGAGTGCCACCGAACTGTAAGCTACGCATAGAAGGCAATACTTGACGATTGTAAACATATTTGTAAACATCTTTAATTTCCTCTTTTAACTGTGGATACTTCTTCATGTGCATGACCATGTTACGACTTACTAACTCTTCCCAAGTTTCTCTGCGTTGGGTTTCAGGGACATACTTAGCATATTTATTAAATATGGTGATGTCACTTAATATCTTCTGACTTTTATCCATTATCTTCTTTCTTATAGCGTAGTTATATAAATTAATCGGAGGAAGTGTTATCTCCAAGTTCCAATTCACTGACCAATCTCTCGAACCTATCTTCAATTTTGTCTTGGAAGGCATAGACTAAATCCTCAGTAGTAAGTCCTAGAAGGTCAATTAAATCTACTTCTGAAACTTGTTCAATAATCTTTTCTTGTAATTCAGTTAATGTTATCATGTTTTCAATTCTTTTAATAGCTCTACATAGTGAATGACTTTATCTAGGTCAGCTTTACCACCCTTGTCTTTCCATCTGCAGATATATTTAATTATGTTTCCTTCTATAAAAGGTATATTGTTTTTAGTTATAAACTCTATGGGTTGTATAGTAAATTTCTTATAATGGTCTCCTCCTACTTGTTTACTAAGCGATGTTGACATACTTCTCTCCTGTTTTATGGCTAATACTCTTAGTACCTCTGAACCAATTTCCACATCCTTGGCATTGGAAGCGTTGATACTTAGCATTAGTTGTTATTGCATATCCTCTCTTCTGATGATGTTTTCCACCACAATTAGGGCAGACTAAACCATCTTCAGATAAGACAGATAAATTCAAGTGATTCTTAATCCATGGTTTAAAGCGTTGATAGACATTCTCTAAGAGCACTACATCATTCTTATTGTACTTCTCCATTGTCTTCCAAGCTTGTGGGTCTTTGTTTAAACATTTAATCCAAAGCTCATGTCCTTCATGTGCTACTTTCTTACCAAGTCCTAAAGCTTGAGAAACATAGTCTAGTTTGTTAGAAACAAATCTAAACTGTCTCTTAGCAACTTGCAATAGATCAATCTGTTTAAATGGAGCAGGAGGTGTCATACCATTTAAGATAAAGTCTTTATTGAGGGTAGGAATATCGAATCTAGCCCCATTATAGTGAATGACTGCATCAGCCTCGTCTAGAAGTTTGTGAATACCTTGTAGCATCTTCTTTTGTGACGACTTATTCACTGAATCAAATATAACTTCTTTCTTACCTAACCACTTTGCTGCATAGCAGAGTGTTGTAGAGCTTTCAAGGATTTGATTCAATCCAATGTTCTGATCCCAAATACCCCACGCATGGACAGTATTGGGACTTGTCTCTATATCTAGCAATAGTATTTTACTCGTCATTAAACTGTTCTCCATTAGGTTTAGCTACACCATCTTTAAATCGTTTCTCTACTTCACCTGTGCTTTTATTCAACTCATACTCATAATGGTCTCCTGTGTTACCATTCTGCGAGATCACATCAATTCTTGATTGCTTCTTACCGAATATGCGTTCAAAGTTTTCTTCACCTTGTTTAGTAAAGAATCCTTTTGTTTGAATGCTGTCACCTGTTATATCATTCTTACTCATATGATAATTCCCTTACTTTTTTAAACACTTCTCGTCTGTCGCTAAACTTATAAGAACCATCCAAATGTAAAAAGAAAGCAGTCCAACCATGATTGGCATGGAATGTTCCTGTCACTTCTTTTCCGTTAATAGTATCAAAATAAATCCAAGGATAGTTAGCCGCAAAAGTTACATCTATACCTATCTTTTTAAGCCTAGCCCTAAATTTTGATAATCTATCAGTCATTGTAACTTCCCTTCATATACCCAATCAGGAAGATAGTGCAGGTATATCTCATGACCTTCTTCCGTTTGTTCTAGTACACAATTTCTTACTATATAATTTGCTACCATCTTTAATAATATTTCTTCTTCTTGCTCATCTATCTCTACACTCTCGAAAGAGCCATCAGCTTTTAGTCCTTTTACTAACACGCTTTACCCTTTCCGTTTTTGTTTTTTCGTCATGACAACCTTTGCAGAGTACTTGTAGATTATCCGATGAACAAAAGAGCCGTGCAATAAATATATCCCACGACTCGAATCCTTTTTTAGGGCACACCACAGGAAGTATGTGATCCACCTGAACCTCCTTAGCAGGGAAATGCCCTTTGCATCCAGCACATTCATAGTGCATAGCCAAGCGTTGAGATTTGTCGTTAATTTTTTTACCAACTTGAGCTTCTTTAAGAGATTCATATTTTGGGGGATACCTTCTAAAACCACCTCGTAAGGTAGAAGTTATAAATGATTTTAAGCGACCTTCAGTCCATTCCTTATTCGCCATTAGATAGTCTTTCAAAATGATGTTGATAGTCATCATCTAGTGATCTCAAGATGTATAAACATCTTCCATTCATTATCATCCACTCATCATTTTCATACATCTCTCTAACAGTAGAAAACATTTCTTGTTCTGTAAAACACTCAGCAAGGGCTTTCTTAGCCTTTACTGGTCCAATTCCTGCTATACCTTTTATGTTATCAGAAGTATCACCTGTCAATAGTTGAGTATAAAAGTTTCTAAGTCCAGTTTCTTCATCTACTTCATAGAACTCTTTTTTAACGAAGTTGTAGTGCTTTCCAGGCACTTGCAATAGGTCTTTATCTATGGAACAAATGAGACTAGATTCATTTTGATTAATACCAAGATAATCGTCTGCTTCCATTCCAGTAGCCACTGTTCCTTGCCAACTCTCTACAAGATAGTCTCGAAGAAATTGTAGGTGCTTAGGTTTGGTTGCAGTACGATTAGCCTTGTATTCAGGATAGACTTGCTTCCTGAAATTGTCAGGAGATGTCAAGAATAATTTATACTCAGTAGCTTCTACCTCATTTAAAGTATTCTCAATCATCTCGTTGACACGATAGACGGCAATAGCCTCGTTGTCATTCTCTGTGGTACAAGCCACACGAAATGCGAATATATCTCCGTCTAGTAAAGCTTCCATTAATCTACTTCGCCATCAGCTTCTTTAGAGAAGACATAAGCCTCGAATTGTTTAGCAGTGTTGATAACCTCACTTACTGGTTTACCTTGACCTAACAATTCCACCGCAGTTGATAGAGAAGATTGACGAATGATGTACACTTGTCGTCTAGCTCTTTCTTCTGCTGTCTCATAATTACTACCAATGACTTTACCACCGCCACCAGTTGATTTAGAAGCTTCTACTCTAGGGGGTGCATCACCTTCCTTAGCAATAGCTTTCCACTGCCAGTAATCACCTTCTTTAACTGTGACTACATCGACACGATCACCTTTGGCATAGCCCTGAATATCCTTAAATACAGCAGGGTTACTAAATGACATAAGCTTCTTGCCTTGCACTTGACCTTGTTCATTCTTGAAACTAACTTGTAATGTCTGATATTGTCCCTTACCAGTTTTCACTGACTCAGGGGTTCCTACATCAATAATTTCTATAATCATACTATCTCCTTGTTTATTAGTCTTTTTATAAGACTATACATATATTATAACATATCTAACTATAAAGTCAACTACAACTTTATATCTTTTTTACATATACTCTAGTTACCCTACAAATATTATTACCTTTAACTACATTAACTACATTACATTTTGTAATAGGTTTTTTCTGAGTAATTAAATATTGTTCACCAACTACTTGAACACCACCATTAACTGCAACACTTCTAATAATCTCTGCACAACCAGTTAAAAAGATTAAGGATAGTAATACTAGGTATTTTTCCATATTTCCATATCTTTCCAATTATTTCCTACCTGTACCTCAGCTTTCATTGGGAGGTTAAATTCCTTACCAAACATCTTCTGAAAGTTCTTAGGTACATCTTCAAATACATCTAGCATTGTCTTTGCTAAAGTGCTAACATGGCTACTATCACAATCAATGATAATACTATCGTGAACCGTATTGACAAGCCTAGCTTTTTCATAGTTTAGTTTCCTCATTCTGTTATAAAGTGACACCCTTGCTATTGTCATCAAATCTGCACCTAGCCCTTGTACAGGATAGTTCAAGATTGTGGTGCGAGGGAACACCTTCTCCCCTCGTCTTAATTCAGGTTCAAACTGATAGATTCTACCAGTTGGAAGTTTAACCATTTTAGTTGTTGTTGCTTCTTGCATTAACTTCGTATGCCACTTGTGAAGTCCTTTATACTTGTTATAGAACTCGTCAATGACTCCTTGCCAAAACTTCTCTGATTTACTTACTTCAGCAAAGTTAGGATCATTAGCATAAGAATAAGCCGAACCGCCATAGATGAGTCTAAAGACAAAGGTCTTTGCAATAAGTCTTGATGGGAGTCCAAATCGAGTCTGATTATCAGTGTGTTGATCGACATTATTCCATATCTCTTCATAAGCTACCTTATCTTGACTTAAGAAAGCGGCACATCGCCACTCTAGTGCTGACGCATCACCCTGTATGAGCATCACTTAACTCTAACATAGCGTCTGCTATACGATAGGCTTCTTCAGGAATATATTCTCTCTTTACATGGTCTGCAATAATTAATGCTTCCATAGCTTTTAATGCAATTTCATCTCTAGTCATTTAATGCTCCTTTTAATAGTTCTCTAGTTTCTTTACTCATCTCATCTAAAACATATCTAGCACCAAGTTCTTTCACAAAA